CTATTTGTGGATTTTCTTTTACTTCTTCTTTAATATCTTCTACAACCTGTTTAGTTTCTTCTTCTATTTTTTCTTCTTCTTTTTTAACTTCTATTTCTTCTATAATAGGAGCTTCTTCTTTTGTTTCTTCAACAGGCTTTTCAGTTTTAGTTTCTTCAACAGGTGTTTCTGTTTTAGTTTCTTCAACTTTAGTTTCTTCTTTTGGTTCTTCTTTTGGTTCTTCTTTTTTACCTAAATTTACTTTAGCTATATCATCTTTTGCAACTAATTTTTTAGGTTTCTTTTTTACTTTAAAATCACCTTGTGATAACTCACCGCTGGCGCTTTCTTTTATTTCTTCTGACATAATATAATATAATAGTTAATATAAAATTATCTAGGTGCAAACTGTTCTAGTCCTATACCACCTAAATTATCATTACCTTTAGATTCAAAGTTTATAGGTAAACCATCTTCTCTTCTTTGGGTGATCATTTCACTCTGTTGAGTGCCTTGAATTTTAAGTCTTTTATCTTTACGATCTTCTATTTGTTTTTCTTTTTCAGCTATAACTCTAGAGTTTTCTTTAGCTAATTGCATGTTGTAGTTAAACTCTTGCTGCATTAAGCCTCTTTTTATTTCAGCTTCTGTTTGAAGTCTTTGTATTTCAAACTGGGACTTAGCTTGCTCTAACTGCACTTTACTATTAGTCATAGCTTCTTGCTTTTGAAGTTCTGCTAATGCTGTTTTTTCTGCAGTTTCTGCTTGAGCTTGTCCTTGAGCTTGTATTTGCTGTAACTTTAATTGTTGATCTTTAGCTTGTTTTTCTTGTCTTCTTTTCTTTAATAAAGTATTAGCAAGTTTAAGGTTGTTTACATTTCTAATATCTATAGCATCCTCTAAGTCTATAGACTGAGTAGATAAAGCGACTTGAATATTTTGTTCTAGTTTAGCTTTTTCCTCATCGTCTGGTTCTAACTCTATAAATATACCAAAATCATGTACGTTTACTTTCATTAATTCATCTAATGTATTAGTATTAAAATTAGATATACTATTAATTAAAGACATTCTAGTAAGAGGAAACATTAACGAGTCATTAACTCTTAAAGATATATTTTCACAAGTCATTAAAGTTAAATATAAACTAGCTTGTAGTATATGCCTAGTAGCTGTATTAGAGTTAGCAGCTGCTAATTTTTGTAAACCTACTAATGAATTTTTATCAGGATTACTACCATCTCTAGCTTCATTTAATCCAGTCACATCTCTTATCATTTGTAAATAATAATTATATGTTTGAATTAATGATCCAATTTTAGCTCCACCAGAAGATGATTGAAGCTCTTGAACAGGTACTCTACCTCTATTCATTTCACCATCTTGCGTTAAACTTCTACCTATAACACTACCAGTTTGGAAATACATATTTATTGCTTCAGCTGGATTATAATTAGTACCATTACCAAGATCAACTTCTGCTAAACCATCCATGTCTAGATATACACCATCAGGTACCATACGAGACATTACTTGCTGTAACTTTAAATGTGTTAATTGTATCATATCAGCAAAACCAGTAATTCTACTTACTAAACTTTCTATTCTACCTTGATACATACGTGGAGCTGTTATAGTATAACTAAGATTTACTTTACTTGTATCAGCATATGGTCTTGTCATATTCTCTGCTAAACGCCAGTCAAGCATTTCCTCCATACCTAGTACTTTAGCTCCGCTATATAAAGTTTCAATTGACCTAGAAGCTTTTTTAAAGTTATCTGTTTCTTTAACTTCTAAAAATGTATCTTCTTTTTCTATAGTTTTTTCTAACCCTGTAGCAGTAGTCTTTATTTTAAATACTTGATCTATATAACTTTTCCACTCAAAATATAATACTTGAACAGTATTCTGATCATACCTACCATTAAAGTTAGGAGAATAAGCTGTATTGCCCGTATAGTTCTGTAGTTTTTTAACTTGCTCTGGAGTTAAGCTTGGGAATTGCTTTTTAAGTTCTACTATAGGAACGTTTTTAACTTCACCTACATAATATACATCTTCAAAATT